CGCTGCCCTGGATGGGCAACAGCGGCAAGCTGATCACCGCGAAGCGCAAGAAGCTGTCGTTCGATGTGGCGCTGGCGGCATCCGGCTCGCTGGGCGTTGCACCGAAGATCGGCCCGCTGCTGCGCGCGGTCGGTTTCGCCCAAACCATCACGGCCGCCACCAAGGTGGAATACACGCTGATCGACTCGGCGTTCGAGTCGATCGCGTTCTATATCAATATCGACGGCGTCTGGCACAAGGGCTTCGGCGTCCGCGCCAACGGCAAGGCGACGCTGGATGCCAAAGGCATCCCCCTGTTGGGCATGGAGTGCACCGCGCTGTATGCCGTGCCGACCGATGGCGCGCCGCCCGTGGTGGACCGCACCGGCTGGCCTTACGAGAAGCCGGTCAACGCCGCCAACACGCTGGTGTGTACGGTCAATGGCGCGAATAGCTTTTACTCCAAGTTCGGCTTCGACCTGGGCAACCAGGTGTCGCACGAGATCTATGGCGGCGGCTACGAGCAGATCAAGATCGGCGACCGCCAGCCAAAAGCCAACATCACCATGCTGGCACCGCTGCTGGCGACCTTCAATCCGTACACGCTGGCCGGTGCCGGCGACACTGCGGCCACCAATATCGCGGTGCAGGTGGTGCATGGTGCGACGGCGGGCAGCAAGGTGCAGGTGGACATGAAGGCCATCATCACCGGCGTGAACGAGGCCGATATGAACGGCGAGGTCGGTTACGACCTGACGCTGGAGCCGACACCGGTCACCGGCAACGACGAGATCAAGCTGACTTTCCTTTGAGGTGAACCATGAGCAATAAGAAAAACCATCCGCTGTTCGTGGTCGATGCGACCGATACGGTGAAGTGGCCGGTGATCGTGAACATCCCGGTGGACGGCGGCGAGTTTGCCCCGTTCCAGTTCACCGGCATTTTCAAGCGCAAGAGCGAGAGCGAGTACGAATCCATCCTGCAATCGACACTGGCCGAGATCGGTCCGGCAGATGAGGCGGCTGCAGAGGTGCTGGCCGGCAAGCGCCGCTCGGAGATTTTGGCGGACAACGCAGACCTGTTCTTGCAGTTGCTGGTGGGCTGGGAAGACGTGCGCAATGCCGCCGGCGGGCCGGTTGAATTCAGCGCGCAGGTATTGCTCGACCAGATCACCGGCGTGAACGGCGGCTATCTGTCGATCGGCTTGTGGGCGGCGATCCACGAGATCCGCAACGGGGCGCGCCTGGGAAACTGAAGGCGGCCGCCCGCCACTGGGCAGATCAGCGCCAGGGCGGCCGCGATGAACTGGCGGAAGACCTTGAGTTGCTCGGGTTGGCCGACCAGATCAAACCGGGTGGCGATCAGTCATTCGGCGTGTGGCCGGAGAACACCACCACGGTGAGCGCATTCGTGGCGCTGGACGGTCACTGGCAGCTGGGCAGATCGGCAGACGGCATGCAGCAGCTGCGGATGCCCCCGGAAAAAATCAAAGATACGTTGGAGCTGATGGGCGTTAAACGGCGGCAGTGGCCGGAGGTGTTTAACGATCTGTTGGTCATGGAAACGGAAGTACTGGATACTTTGTTCGGGGAGACTGAGTGAGCGAACTGACATTCGGAATGCGCCTCACCTACGACGGCAAGAGCGCCGGGGCAGGACTGGAAGAGACGCGCGCAAAACTGGACGGTCTGACAAACTCGTCCAGCAAGCTGGCCGCGCAGAACCGCATGCTGAGCCAGACTTACAAAACGCACAGTGCCGAGGTGCAGAACACCGAGGCAGGTGTGCGCAAGCTGCTCGACCGCTACGATCCGCTGGGCGCGAAACTGCGCCAACTCCAGAACGATTTCAAGCAACTGAATTCCGCCGCTGCGGGCGGCAAGATCTCCGGCCGCGACGACGCGCGCACGGATCTGGTGTATGCCAATCTGCAGAAGCAGATCTCGCTGGCCAGCGCGGCGACGAATGGTTATGCCACCGCCTCCACGAATGCGGCCCGCTCTGCCGGCCAGCTGCGCATGGCCAACCAACAACTGCCGATGCAGTTCCAGGATATCTGGGTGTCGATGGCTGCGGGTCAGAACCCGATGATGGTGCTTGCCCAGCAAGGGGCTCAACTTTCGGGGATGTACGGTGGCGTAGGTAAGGCAGCCAAGGCGATGGGTAATTACATCCTTGGATTGATCAATCCTTTCACTGTCACTGCCGCCGCTGTTGCAGGTAGCGCATATGCCCTGTACGACTATGCAACCAGCGTCAACAAAGCACGCATGGAGCTGATGCAGTTCAAGGACGATCTGGCGGTGATGGGTGACACGGCCATGCTGAAGCGTGTTCTGGACTTGCGCTCGGCCGTTAAGAAGGCTGAATTTGAGGCGGTTCAGGGCGGGTTTGGTTCCATAGGTAAAGCAGACGAAGCCAAAAAGCTGAACGAACAACTTGTGCTGGCTGAGGCGGCGTACGGAAAACTTCGTGATGCAGAGACTGCTCGCGGAGACGCTGGCGGTATAGCCTCAAAGCTGGCACTCGAATCTGAAACAGCCAAGCGCCGCGAGCTGGAATTCAATATCAACCTGCTGCAGGTTTACCACGATAAGCAGGTCGCCGGATCGACCAATGAAATCGACAGCCTGAGTAAGCTCGGCGAGCTGAAGAAGCGCCTCAAAGACATGGATAAACCAAAATCCGGCACTAAAGACGACCGCAATCAAACTGCCATCACTGGTTTGGAAACGGAGCTCTTCAAAAAACAGATGGAGGTTGCGGGCGTTTCTGCCGCCCAGATAAAAGTGTATGAGTTGGCCAAGAAAGGCGCGACAGACGCACAGATTGAAAGCGCACAAGCTGCTGCCGACGGCATCATCGTGCTGGATGCGGAAACCAAAGCCACTCAGGATCATGCCAAAGCCATCGAAGAGACCAACCGCATCCTGGCGAACATCGATCCGCTCTATAAGGCGAATGCCGAGTGGGCGAAGCTGGTGGATCTGCAGGCGCGCGGGCTGATCACCGACGAGCAGATGGGCGCGGCCTACGAGCAAGCGATGGCCGGCATGAAGAAGAAAACCGAAACCGCCGCCGACGGCATGTCCGAGGTGTGGAAGACCTACCGCGACAGCACGCAGCGGGTGCTGGGCGACCAGATGTTCGACGCGATGATGGGCAAGTTCAGCAGCCTGGAAGGTGCGTTCAAGCAGATGATCTTCCGCATCGTGGCCAACGCGGCATCCGCCCGTTTGACCGAGGCTTTGTTCGGCGCGACAGGGCAAGGTTCGTCTTCGGGCGGCTTGATCGGTGCGATGATGACGGGGTTCGGCTTTGCCAACGGCGGCACCTTCGGCGCGCAGGCTTTCGCCAACGGCGGCACCTTCTCCAACGGTCTGTACACCTCGCCCACCCCCTTCAAGTTCGCCAGCGGCGGCGGGTTTAACCTGGGCGTGATGGGCGAGGCGGGGCCGGAGGCGGTGATGCCGCTGGCGCGCGATAGCAGCGGCAAGCTGGGCGTGCGGTCGCAGGGCGGTGGCGGTGGCGGCGGCACGCAGATTGTGATCAACGACCACACCACCATCCACGTCGACGCACGCTCTGATCGCGCGCAGGCGCTGGGCGAGATCTCGCAGTTGATCGACAACAGGCAGGCGCAGCTGGTTGACCGCCTGCGTCGGGAGGGTGCGATCGCATGATTATCACCTTTCCTTCCACGCTCACGCTGGTGACCGGCGTCGAATGGGGCCAGCTGCGGCGCGACCTGAACTTTGATTCGATCTTTGGGAGCCAGTCCGCCGAACTGTCGCCGCCGGTGTGGACGGCGCTGTTGACCCCGGCGAAGTTCAGCCGCGCCGAGTATGCGGAATGGGAAACGGTGCTGCTGCAGCTGAAGGGCCGGCAGAACCAGCTGGCGCTGTGGCATATAGACCGGCCGCAGCCGCGGGGCACGATGCGCGGCGAGATGGTGCTGAATGGCGCGCATGCGCAGGGTGATGACGCGCTCAATATCAGCGCCGGTGCCGGGCAGGCGGGCAAGACCTTGCTGGCCGGTGACCGCCTGGGGTTGGGTAGCGGTACCACGCAGCAGGTGGTGCGGGTGCTGGCGGATGCCACGGCGGATGCATTCGGCGCCATCAGCGTGCCGGTCGAATCATCGCTGCGCAATGCTTTCGGCACCGCCACACCGGTCACCTGGGATAAGCCGTGCGCGCTGTTCCGCCGCGTCGCTTCGCGGTGGAGCATGAAGCATGCGCGCGGCGGCGTGGACGGCACCGTGCTGGACTTGGTGGAGGATTGGAACGCATGACCGCGCGCCTGGATGCCGAGCAGCAGGCCGCGCTGGAAAAGGCGCACATCAAGCTCGTCTATTTCATCGAGTTCCACTTTGCCAGCCTGGTGTACCGCTGCTCCACGCTGGGCGTGAACGTGAGCTGGGACGGTTACGAATGGACCGGGTTTGGCCTGATCGGCAACTTCTCGCCCATCGACGAATCGCAGGGCACTTCGGCGGCGGCGATCACGTTCGACATAAGTCTGGCTGATGCCACTTTTGTGGCGCTGTCGGTCGGCCCCGTCGAGGAATATAGAGGCCGCGATGTGGTGATGTACTT